TTACACCGCGGCGAAGTACAACGAGGCGTATGAGGATCGTGAGATAGCTAACCAGCTTATGAAGCAAGGGGAGTACGAAGAACGCGGGATTTTTGGAACGGATTTGTTTAAGGCAAAAGACGCTGCTCAGTATGTTCCGGTGTATGACGAGAAAGATCAGTTAGTTGGGTCTCTTGGGTTAGACGCTGAAGGAAAAGCTCTTGGCTATATGGGTCAACGTATGGAGGGGTATGAGGGACTGGGTTCTCAGTTTATTCAACCTGCGGAAATGCCTCAAGCGGGTGGGGGGGACGATGATCGTCCGTCGCCTATTTCGGCGGAAGCCGTTGGCGTTACTCCGGAAGCGGGAGCGGGGGCAGGTTATAGGCCGACACCGAAACTGCCTCAAGTTCCACTGCCTTCAGCGTTGGAACAAACGAGACCTGCTCCGCAGCAGCCTATTACTAAGCCCACGCCTATCCCGGCGGGGTTTGGTCAACAGCCGCGGCAGCAACAGCAGGGCGCAGCGGGTCCAGCTATTAAGGATCCGCAGGGCGGGATTATGACTACTCTCGCTGCCCAGCAGCAGCAACAGATGTATCCGTTTATGTACGGCAACGAGTACCAACGTAATACGGCATGAACTTACAAGCCCTACCAGAAGAAGCCCTAAAAGAGATTCTGTCGCTGACGGAAGCTAAGAAGAAGTTGGATTTGCGAGCCAAAGCGCAAGACCAGTTTATGCCGTTTGCGCATCATGTGTATGAGAACTTTATTGAAGGTCGTCATCACAGGGTTATTTCTAAACAGTTAGAACGTGTGGCTCGTGGAGAGTTAAAGCGGTTAATTATCAACATGCCGCCTCGGCACTCGAAGTCAGAGTTTGCCAGTTTCTTAATGCCTGCTTGGTTTCTGGGTCGCAACCCGAAGCTCAAGATTATTCAGGCTACTCACAACACGGAGCTTGCGGTTCGTTTTGGACGTAAGGTTCGAGATTTGATTGACGACCCTGCCTACAAAGAAATCTTTCCGGATACGAATTTGAAGGAGGACAACAAGGGTGCGGGTAAATGGCAGACGGACAAAGGCGGTGAATACTTTGCTGCGGGTGTTGGAGCAGCGGTTACGGGTCGCGGTGCGGATTTATTTATAATTGACGACCCTCACTCGGAGCAGGATGCGATGAGCGACAGTGCGTTCGACAACGCATATGAGTGGTACACATCTGGGCCTCGACAGCGTTTGCAGCCGGGTGGTGCGATCATTTTGGTTATGACCCGTTGGGGTAAGAAGGATTTGACGGGCCGTTTGGTACAAGCGCAGGGCGGCGACATTATGTCGGACAAGTGGGAGGTTGTTGAGTTTCCTGCGATCATGCCGAGCGACAAGCCGTTATGGCCTGAGTTTTGGGAGAAAGAGGCGCTTCTTTCGATCAAAGCCTCGCTGCCTGTGGGCAAGTGGAATGCGCAGTGGCAGCAACAGCCTACTGCTTCTGAGAGTGCGATAGTCAAACGAGAGTGGTGGAAAGACTGGGAGAAAGAACAGATCCCGGCGATTCAGTACGTTGTTCAAGCATATGACACTGCGTTTTCGAAGAAAGAAACAGCGGATTATTCTGCGATAACGACGTGGGGTGTGTTTACGCCTGACGACGGTGGTCCGGATAACATCATACTTATGGACGCTCGAAGAGGGCGTTGGAACTTCCCTGAACTCAAGGAGATTGCGTATGAGGAGCACGAATACTGGGAGCCAGACATGGTGTTGGTCGAAGCGAAAGCGACGGGTACACCACTCATTGACGAGTTGCGGCTTCGTGGTATTCCAGCCTTGGGCTTCTCACCGGGCAAAGGAAATGATAAAGTAACTAGAATGCACATGGTTGCGCCGTTGTTTGAAGCTGGAATTGTGTGGGCACCGATGCACGAGAAGTTTGCTGATGAAGTCATTGAGGAAGTGGTTTCATTTCCTAATGGAGATCACGATGACTTTTGTGATAGCATGACACTAGCCTTGATGAGGTTTCGTCAGGGCGGCTTCGTTTCTTTACGAGGCGAAGAGGAAGAGGACGATTTGTACGTTCCTCGTAGACGGGAGTATTACTGATGGCTATGCCACCTCGCCCTATGGGCAGTTTAGTAGATTCAGGGGTTGATCCTGAAGCGACCGAAGGTCTTCCCGACGTTGAGGTAGACGTTATGGAGGCCGCAGATTTCAGCGGCGGAGCGGAAGTCATTGACGATGGACAGGGTGGAGCGATTGTCCAAGCAATGGGTGAAATGGATGAAGAGGGCGTGGAGGTTGAAATAGTTGACCACACAGCAAACCTTGCGGAGTTTTTAGATGATGGCACTTTGGGTGAAATTAGTAGCGATTTGGTCGGCTTGTATGAGGAAGATTATGAGTCTCGCAGGGACTGGGAAGAGACTTATAGTAAGGGTTTGGACTTACTTGGTGTCCAAAACACGGAGCGTTCTGAGCCGTTTGAAGGCGCTAGTGGGGTCACGCACCCGTTAATCAGCGAAAGCGTCACACAGTTTCAGGCACAGGCATACAAGGAATTGTTACCTGCGGGTGGTCCGGTTCGCACACAGATCATAGGTGTGCAGGATCAGAAGCGTGAGGATCAGGCCCAGCGTGTAAAGCACTTTATGAATTACCAGATCATGGAGGTGATGGAGGAGTACGATCCCGGGATGGATCAGATGCTGTTTTATCTTCCCTTGTCTGGATCTACGTTTAAGAAAGTTTATTTTGATCCACTAAAAGCTCGTGCGGTAGCGGAGTTCGTCCCTGCACAGGACGTGGTGGTTTCTTATTCAGCTACGGATTTGGCTACGGCCCCACGCGTTACGCATGTCTTAAAGATGACCGACAATGATGTTCGGAAGATGCAATTCTCCGGAGTGTACAAGGACATCGATTTGGGGAGCGCAGGAGACGCTCAAGAGGACGAGGTAGAAGAGAAGGTCAATAAGCTACAAGGCATCTCACGGAGCTACACAGACGATATCAGGACTATTCTGGAGATGCACTGTGATCTCGACATCGACGGGTTCGAGGATACGGATCCGATGGGCGAGCCTACGGGTATCAAGTTGCCGTATATTGTTACCATCGACAAAGACAGCGGACAGGTTTTGGCTATTCGCCGTAACTATGACGAAGTTGATCCTATTAAGAAGAAACGCCAGTACTTTGTGCATTACAAATTCTTACCGGGATTAGGTTTCTACGGCTTTGGTCTGGTGCATATGATCGGTGGGTTAGGACGTGCGGCTACGAGTATTCTGCGTCAGTTGATTGATGCGGGGACGTTGGCGAACTTACCTGCTGGATTTAAAGCTCGAGGTGTTCGAGTACGCAACGACGATGAGCCGTTGCAGCCCGGAGAGTGGAGGGACATTGATGCTCCCGGTGGGAATATCAGGGACTCACTGATACCGCTTCCATACAAGGAGCCGTCAGGAACGCTGGCTCAGTTGTTGGGATCGTTGATTCAAGACGGTCGTCGGTTTGTTTCTATTGCCGATCAGCAAGTCAATAATATGAATCAGGAAACTCCGGTGGGCACTACGGTAGCCATGCTGGAGCGTGGCATGAAGGTAATGTCCGCTATACACAAGCGGCTGCATTATGCACAGAAGAACGAGTTTCGTTTATTGGCTCGCATTTTCAAAGAAAACACGCCACCGGAATACCCATATGACGTTGCGGGTGCGCCTGCCGCGGTTAAGCAGGAAGACTTTGATGACAGGATCGATGTACTTCCGGTCAGTGATCCAAACATATTCTCCATGGCGCAACGCGTTACGCTGGCCCAGACACAACTCCAACTGGCTCAGTCAAATCCACAGATGCACAACCTCCACGCTGCGTATCGACGGATGTATCAGGCGCTCGAGGTCCAGAACATTGAGGAAATCTTACCCCCACCCCAAGAGCCTCAACCTATGGACCCCGCTATGGAGAATGCCAAGGCGCTTATGGGGGACATTTTACGAGCGTTCCCAGAGCAGAACCACGAGGCGCATATCGACATCCATATCATGTTTATGAAGACTCCGATTGTGGCTACTTCTCCGCAGATTATGGGATCGTTTATGTCTCACTTGCAGGAGCACGTCAGTATGCTTGCGAAGAAGCAGGCTATGGACGAGGTCAAGCAGGCATTGAGCGGAGCGAAGATGATGGCGGAAGTAGGTGCAGTAAGCTCGGATTCTGTTGCTCAGTACGAGAAGCAGTTAGAGGTCGACATGCAAAACCAGCAGGAAGTAGAAAACTTGGTCGTTCTGTATCAGCAGAAGATTATGGCGGATGTGTTGGCAAGGCTGATGCCCGAGAACCCGAACGAGCCCGATCCTTTGGTAGCTATCCGTATGCAGGAGTTAGAGCTCCGTCGTCAGAAACAAGAGCAAGACGCGTTAAACGACGCTGCCAAACTCGAGTTGGAGATGAACAAGGTCGAGCAGCGTGATCGATTAGACAACGCTCGAATGAGTTTGCAGGAAGAGATTGCGGATGACCGGAACGAAGTTAACCGGGAGCGCATTGCAGTTAACGCTGAGATTCAGCAGATGGCTATGCAACGGAGGGGATAATGCCGCTAAAAAAGGGAAAGTCTCAGGACGTTATCAGTAAAAACATTGAGACGGAAATGGACGCTGGCAAGCCTCAAAAACAGGCGGTTGCGATAGCTTTGAGTAAAGCTGGAAAGAGCAAATACGCCAGTGGTGGCATGGTAAACAGTCGTTTTAGTAAAATTGCTAGACCGCAGAGGTTTGCTGGAGAGTTTTAGTGATTTGTGCCCTCACAGCGATTTTGGTGGGCGTATATACTTACGGTGATTTATACACTTCTTGCGTGTATCGATGTCCTAAAGAAGTGTCTTTCTTCTATTATCATTATCCTCGTGTTATAAGGGTGCCATATGGGTATCGGTGCCCACCTTCTGTAAAGATAGGTGACAAAGTATGATTGAAGTTTTAGCTTTAGCGGGTGCAGTCACTAAAATAGCGGGAGGCATTAGTTCTGCTGTTCAAGCTGGCAAAGACCTGAACAGTGTTATGCCTCATTTTGGAAAGTTGGCTAAATTAGAGGCCGACATAGCTATTGCTGAATCAGGTAAGCACAAAGGTCCGCTTGGAAGATTAACATCTAGCGAAGAAGAAGGTTTTGCTATTGCTCAAGCCAAGATGGCGCACAAGGAAGCAATGGAAACTCTTCGCAGCCATTGCCGTTTATATGGGCCTCCGGGCATGTGGGACTTGGTTGTGCGTGAGCAAGCCGAAGCGAGAAAACGACAGAAAGAAGCCTTGGAAGCCCAAGCCGCTGCTAGAGACAGATTGTTCTGGGGTATTTCACTAGCGTTAGGGGTTACACTTTTTTTGGGGGGAACCGCCGCAATGATTTGGGGGGTAGATCGGCTGGCGAATGGCTGACGGGCTAAGTGGTATAGGGGCTGCTCCTTTTAACGTGCAGTCGGATATTCATCAGCAAACTCAAAGCCGTGAGCGCATAGAAACTTACTTATCAGAGCAACGTGTAGAGAAGGAACACAGGGCCAATCACAGCCACTTAGAGGCTCTTGTAAAGCAAAGATTGGACTTACAGGAAAGTTATGATAGGTTCGGACGCAAAACTAACGCAGATAGGCCGCAAGGCACCAAGTTAAACATAGAGGTGTAACATGGCGAATACCTTTGAAAAGATACTGCAATACAAGCTCATGCCACGTTTTATGATGGTTGTTATGACGATTATGTATATCCGCGTGATCGAGTGGGGGATGAGTTTGGATGACTTGTCAACACAGCAATCCGCAATGATTTCAGTGGTCAGCGGGGCTATGACGGGAACGATAGCTGTATGGCTGGGGTCTGAAAAATGAGTATTTTTACCGCTGCATTAGGGCCGATAGCTAACCTTGCGGGGTCATGGTTAGAAGGACAAGCAAACAAAAACGCCGCCGCTGCGGAGTTAAAGCTAACTGAGGCGAAGGCGAAAGCCCAGATATTGTTGTCAGAGAAAACAAGCGTTGCCGACTGGGAGCGCATCATGGCAGAGGGTGCTAAATCAAGTTGGAAAGATGAGTGGTTTGTAATTGTCTTGTCTATACCTTTGATTTTGGCTTTCGTTCCGGGCGCTGAAGGTTGGGTAGATCGTGGGTTTGAACAGCTTTCCAAAGCACCAGACTGGTATTTTTACAGCCTTGGAATTGCAATTTCAGCCAGTTTCGGTGTGCGCGGGGCGCAAGCCTTTTTTAAGAGGAAGTAACATGAGCGAGTTTAAGTTAAGCCAGCGTAGTCTGGACCGTATCGAAGGCATTGATGACGAGCTATATACATTGGTTCGCACTGCCATACACAACACGCCGTATGATTTTGGCATCCCTAATCTTGGAGGGTTAAGGACCATAGAAGAGCAACGGGCGCTTGTAGATTCGGGCGCGTCGAAAACCATGAAAAGTAAACATCTGGATGGAATGGCTTTTGATTTTATGGTTTTTCTGGGGCCTAGAGTTTGTTGGGAGTTAAAGTTTTATGATGATGTTGGCGATGCTATTGTGAAAACGGCTAAGGATATGGGCATTAAGCAACTTAAATGGGGAGGGGCTTGGCATATCGACAACATCCTAGACTGGGATGGTACGATGTTAGAGGCGTACAATGATTACGTTAAGTTACGGGTGTCGCAGAACCGCACACCGTTTGTAGACATGCCCCACTTTCAAAAAGGATAATTGTTATGATTTCTAAAACTACTGAGAAGGCCATTGAAGACGCAGTGTCCGAAGCTGCGAGCGATGATAAGAAAAACCCTACTTCTCGTTATAACACGCAGAAGGGCCGCAACAACACGGCAAAGTACGGCAGGAAAGCTAAGAAGAAGATGCCTAGCACACCTAAGATAGCGTCGGATCCATCTACTCCCGGCAAGATGGGCGGTAATAAAACCTTACAAATGCCATACAAAAGAAAGATTTCGAAGGCGTTGGGAACCTCTGAGCTTCCTGTCGGAAAACCTGTACGGGACGGCATGAAACCTGTGACGGGGTCTAAGGGTACGTCAGAGAACATGACTAAAAAGTTTGCTATGGGCGGGGAAGTTCGTCCGGGCGATGTTCGTGACAACTCCAAACGTGGAAAGTGTTACTAATGACTACGATTATGATCAGTGTGCTTCCTGACGGGATGCCTGTAGATAAAATGGAGAGCGACGACGACGGCAAGAGTTGTCCGCTCCCAACGCAAGATGACGAGCTAAACGCCGCTAATCGTGAGATAGCGGTTGAGGAGTATGGGTATCGTGAGCCTAATATTAGCTCGGCATTTCGCAATGACGAAAGCTGCGGGACGTGTGGAATGTACAACCAGACCGAGGATATGCAAGATTGCATTGGAGACGAGTCTGGGGACACGGGCTATTGCCAACTACTCAAGTTTGTGTGTAGTAGTGAAAACACATGCAACGAGTGGGTAGAAGGTGGTCCAATCACATCTGACCTACAAGAGGAATACAAGGATATCCTATAATGGATGTTGTCGACTTCGCAAAATATGTGTATAGGTTGTTGAGAGAGCGTGAAGAAGACATTGCTCGCTCTTTAGCCAACGGGTCTGCTAAAGACTGGGAGACCTATAAAATGATGGTGGGAGAGATACGGGGACTCTCTTTTGCTAAAGAAGAAATGAAGTCCCTGCTGGAGAGAAACGCTGACGATGTCGAAGACCTTATATCTTCCTGATCACGTCGCGCAGAAAATAAATAAGGAAAGAAGCTCTGACACGTCAGACGGTCCTTCTTTAGAAAGCGCGTACATTAACGCTGACGAGCGGGTGTTAGATCCCTCGCTCCTCGAAAAGCCCCTTCTTGAAAGATTACCGCAGCCTACAGGATGGCGTATGCTGGTAATGCCTTATCAGGGGAAACTCAAAACAAAAGGCGGCATTCACTTACCTGACGAAGTTCGGGAAAGAGAATCTGTAGCTACGGTTGTTGCATATGTCTTAAAGCTAGGGCCGTTGGCCTATGGTGACAAAGACAAGTTTGGAGAGCCGTGGTGTAAAGAAGGACAGTGGGTTTGCATCGGTCGCTACTCAGGTTCTCGATTTAAGATCGAGGGTGGAGAGGTCCGGATTATTAACGACGACGAAGTAATTGCAACCCTAATGGAGCCTGATGATGTCAAACACGTCTGAAGAAGTTGAAACCGAAGAGATTGAAGTAGAGATTGAAGACATTGCGTCTGAGGAGCCTGCAAAAGAGGCGGCTCCTGAACCAGAGGTATCTGTTCAGGAAGAGCCTGAACCGCAGCAGGTTGAGGCCGCGGAGGATAGCGAAGAGTTAGACGACTATAGCAAGGGTGTTCAAAAGCGAATTAAAAAGCTGACGGACAAGTATCGCAAAGAAGAGCGCGATAAGCAGGAAGCCTTGCGGCTATCTTCACAGTTAATGGAAGAGAACAAGAAGATGAAGGATCGTCTTCGTCTTCTCGACCGAGGTTATGTGCAGGAATATGGCAACCGCTTAAACATTGAGATGAACTCTGCAAAGATCCAGTACAAGGATGCAGCGGATCGAGGTGACAGCGATAAGATGCTGGAGGCGCAAGAAAAGCTGTCTCGTTTAAACAACGAGATGGAGCGTCATCGTCAGGCGAAAGCGCGGGTTGAACGTGAGGCTAAACAGCCGCAGCAACCTCCATTGCAGCCGGGACAACCTGTTGCGCAAGCACAACCAGCCCCACAACAGCAGGCTCCGCAACCGGATCCAAAAGCTGTAGCGTGGGCCGAGAAAAACGAGTGGTTTGGCACGGATAGATTACTTACATCTGCCACATATGCCATCCATGCAACACTTGTCGAAGATGAGGGGTTTGACCCGAACGGCGATGAGTACTATACTGAAATTGACCGTCGTCTTCGTTCGGAGTTTCCGAACAAGTTTCAAACGGTTAAGAAGTCGGGAAGTGGAGCACCTGTCGCCTCGGGGAACTCCTCTGCATCTCGCAGCACTAAACAGGGGCGCAGGTCGGTGAAGCTAACGCATTCTCAAGTTGCGATTGCAAAGAAGCTAGGCGTACCGCTTGAGGAATACGCAAAGTTTGTAAAGGATTGAGAATATGGCTAATAGATCACCACGCAAGACTACAACGCGGGACACAGACTCGCGCAGAAAACCATGGGCACCGCCCAGTCACCTTGAAGCACCTACGCCACCAGATGGGTATGTGCATCGTTGGATACGAGTTGCAATGCGAGGCGAAGAGGACAAAATGAATGTCAATGCCAAGCTGCGTGAAGGATGGGAACCTGTCCGGAAAGATGAATATCCAGACTATGAGGCTCCGACTATTGACGATGGTCGATATGAGGGCGTTATAGGTCAAGGCGGATTGATGCTGTGTCGACTCCCTGTTGAAACGGCTCACGAAAGAACTGAATATTACGGGGGCAGAACCCGCGAACAGATGACTGCCGTAGATCAGGACCTTATGAAGGAACAACATCCTTCGATGCCGATAACTAATAGTCGGCAAAGTCGTGTATCGTTCGGAGGTTCTCGTAGAGACTCCGACTAATTGAAAGAGGATTGCTACTATGGCAAACACTAACGGTGCCTTCGGACTTCGTCCGATTGGTGTAGTCGGTCAGGCTGCAAACACCACTGGTGCGACCGAGTATCGTATCGCCTCTGGAAACACTAACGCGATTTACCAAGGTTCACCCGTAATACCGCTGTCAACAGGCTTTATTGATATTGTTGGCGCGGCTGCTGGTGGAACGGTAGGTTTACTTGGTGTGTTCTGGGGATGCGAATATGTATCGTCGACCACTGGTGAGAAAGTTTTCTCAAACTACTGGCCCGGGTCAGGCGCGGATTCTAATCATCCCGTCAAAGCCTTCGTGTATGACAACCCAATGCAGACATTTGTTATCTGCTCAGACGCTTCACTGACTAGCGAAGCAACTGCGCAGGGTCATGTGTTCGCAAACGCAAACTTTGCAACTGCTACTTCAGGCTCTACAGCCTCTGGTATTTCATCTGCTAAGTTGGGTGTTAGCACAATCGCCACCACTGCTGCATTGCAACTGCGCATCATGGGCATCCAAGATGACCCTGAGAACAGTGACTTTACAGCGGCTGGTATCCCTGTAATTGTTCGATTGAATAACAGCTTCAACTCCGCCAACGGTGCGATTGTTGCTGGTACTCCGTCGACTACTGGCGTTTAAGGAGGTCTAAAGAATGGCTATTTCTCGCGCACAACTAGCGAAAGAGCTAGAACCGGGCCTCAACGCGCTGTTTGGTATGGAGTACTCTCGGTACGAAAACCAACACGCGGAAATCTACACAACGGAATCTTCAGATAGAGCATTTGAAGAGGAAGTGATGTTGAGTGGGTTCGGCGCAGCACCAACCAAATCGGAAGGTTCTGCCGTCAATTTTGACGAAGCTAACGAAGCATATACTGCTCGTTATAACCACGAAACAATCGCGCTTGCGTTCTCTATAACGGAAGAAGCGATTGAAGACAACCTCTACGACCGTCTCGGTTCACGCTATACGAAGGCGCTTGCGCGTTCTATGGCTCACACCAAGCAGGTTAAAGCTGCATCTGTGTTGAACACTGCGTTCACTGCTGGTGCAACTGCTGGTGGTGACGGTGTTGCACTTTGTGCGACAGACCACCCGCTAACCAACGGTGGTACGTTTGCTAACGAACCGACAACTGCGGCTGACTTGAACGAGACTTCTTTGGAAGACGCGTTGATCAGCATTGCTGGTTTCGTTGACGAGCGTGGGTTGAAGGTCGCCCTGCGCGGCACCAAGTTGGTCATTCCACGTCAACTGCAATTCGTTGCAGAGCGTTTGATGGTTTCAAACTTGCGTGTTGGCACAGCGGACAACGACACTAACGCTATCCGGTCAATGGGTATGTTGCCAAACGGTTATGCCGTTAACGACTTCCTGACTGATCCAGATGCGTTCTTCGTCATGACCGACGCACCTCGTGGTTTTGTCCACTTCGAGCGTTCTGCTCTGTCCACTAACATGGAAGCAGACTTCGACACTGGCAACATGCGCTTTAAGGCTCGTGAACGCTACAGCTTCGGCTTCAGCGATCCACGCGCAGTATTCGGTTCACCCGGAGCGTAAAACGTGCTATAGTCTGGGAGGGTACTTTCATATACCTCCTCCCAAACTGGGGGCTACTTCGGTAGCCCCTTTCTTTTTTTGTCTGGTGTGATATTCTACATCTGGAGCAATAATGCTCGGTATAGATTTCATGGTCTTGCAAGCCATGAGAGTTGACCTCGGACACGAGAGGAGAAAAACATGGCTACTACGAATTTTTCAGGACCCGTAAACTCAACAAACGGTTTTATCGGGGACATCAAAGTTCCAACATACACTGTGGCAAACGCACCTTCTGCTTCTGATGCAGGGGCGGGGACAGTTGTGTTTGTGTCTAACGGCGCAGCAGGTTCTGCAATTTTGGCATTTTCCGACGGTACAAACTGGAAGCGTTCAGATACTGGCGGAACAATCGCAGCAGCGTAAAGGTGACACATGAGTAGATTTAAGCCTCCAAGCGCAGAAGAGCTTGCCGCTCGTGGGTTGGACCCTGATGGAAACCCCTTGAAAAAAGAGCGGGTACGAGCGCGTAATACTGACGGCACTCTAAAGGCGGACGATCCTTCTACTCCGAATGTAAATGAAGCGTGGGAAAACGCGCCCGTTAAGAAGAAGCGCGGACGCCCACCTAAGAAGAAGGATTAAAGCATGGCTGGTCCAGTTAGTGCGTATAATTGGGTTCAGGGGACTTCGGCGGCTGTCGTAGGTCCTTCTCGTTCTCGTCTCCGTCAGGTAGTTATATATGCTGCCGCAGCAGGCTCGTTCACTCTCAAGAACGGCAGCGCATCTGGGGGAACTTTGCTGACGCAGACGTTCCCTACGGGGCACCATGTCATGAACATTCCTGACGATGGCATCATTGCCTCTGAAGGTGTTTATGTCTCGGCCTTTACAGGGACCGCAAACCAACTGACAATTATTTTGTCGTAGGGGGTCCCGTGGCTTATGAGATCCGCTCGATATCACAGGTCGGAACCTCGGAGCCGTTTGAGCTTCAGGTGGCTCGGGGTCAAATCCCCGGCCACTATTTTGTGCATAAGTTTGGGTACAACCCCGAGATAGAAACATCCGCCGAGACTGTCTGGGCACAGGGCGGACTCTACGTTTACCCGACTGCCGCG